CTCAAGGTGAGCGTGGAGGATGACACCGCGAGCGTCGAGGACATGGAATTGCTTCTGCCGGACGGGCACAACGAGTGTTACCACCTGTATCTGGCAGCGCAGCTCGACGCCTACAATCAGGACAGCGCGCTCTATGCCAACGACCACGCCATTGCCAACGAGGCGGTGGCCGATGCTATGGCGTGGTGGCGGCGCGAGAACCGAAAAGAGAGCAAGGGCAACTGGAAGGTGTGATGACAAGTGCCGACGACATTTCAGCTGGTGGAGACGACCTTCCCGAACGGGGAAGGCAAAGACACGCAGGAGCAGATCAATGGGGTCTATGACTACCTTTTCGTGCTACTCGAACAGCTGCGGTATACGCTCTTCAATCTGGACGGGAGCAATATCAATCAGAATGCACTGAGCGAGTTTATCAAGAATATTTCCGAGCCGATCTACGCCAAGATCGAGGATACGGACAAGAATGTAAATGAAATCTCCGTTACAGCGAAAGGATTAGATGCTCGCCTTAGCGATGCTGAGGGGGACATCACGCAGCTTGACACAACGGCAAAGGGCTTACAGGTAAGTGTTTCAAACCTCGACGGCGCGATCACAAACATCAAGACCGACGTGAACGGCATCCGCGCGACGGTGAGCACCAAGATCGACGCGACGCAGGCGCAGAGCATCTTTGACCAGAGCGCCCAGGGCTTCACGCTGGGCGCGACGAGCGGCGAGAACGGCACGATCTTCGAGCTCAATTACAACGGTGCGCAGGTGGCGAGCACGGGCAACATTGACCTCTACGTGGCCGCAGTGAACATCTATGGAACGCTGACGGCGCAGGAGATTGAGGGCGACACGATCACCGTGCGCAATGATGCGGGACGACGCTGCGGGTATATCTCCACGGAGTACGCCAGCACGGCGGACTACAAAATGACGCTCGAGAGCAAGGCTATGGAGTTGAACGCGACGAGCGGAAACCTGTATCTGTCGGGGAATAACGGAAGGTCAGCGCTCAATTTCGACTACGACTTCATTGATTGCCGCGGCGATTTCGCCCCGAATGCAGATAACCGGTACAATCTTGGCGCACCAAATTTTGTTTGGAGCGCGATCTATTGCAGCACGAACGAGCTGAACGGGTCTGACCGGAACATCAAAAACAGCATTGAGGCGCTGCCGGAGAAGTACGTGCGCATGTTTGAGCTCGTCGAGCCGAAGCGCTACAAGCTGAACAGTGGCACGAGCGGGCGCTATCACACAGGCTTCATCGCGCAGGAGGTAGAAAACGCCATGCGCGCGTGCGGCATTGAATCAAAGGAATTCGCGGGCTGGGCCGCTGCCAAACGCAAGGACGGCAGCGAGACCTATTTTCTGCGCTACAGCGAGTTTATCCCTGTCCTGTGGGCGAAGGTGCGCGAGCAGGAAGAACGGCTGAAACGATTGGAGGAATCAGCATGAATGAGAAGATCAAGCAGGAAGCGGCGCTGGCGATGAAGTTCATCAGCAGACTGAACGTCAGCGGTGACGCGGTGGACGTGGTGGCAGCGGTGCGCCAGTCGCTTCGCAATATCGTGACGATCTGCGACGCAACAAAAGCCCCGGCGGGCGAAAAAGGCGATGCGCCGAATGAAGCAAAAGGAGCGGTAAAAGATGAGACTGCCTGAGATCACGGCATATACGAACCGGCGCGTGCAGCAAGAGAAATTCGGAGGCATCAACCACACGTTCGGTGCGGCTGGCGGCGAGCTCTACGACATGAAGAACCTGTCGGCGCGATACTTCCCGCTTCTTGCTCCCCGTGCGAGGCGCTATACCGTCCGCAAGGATATGGGGACGGCAAACGGCATTTTTAGTGCGGGCAAGCTCTACGAGGTATACGGAACGAAGCTCTACATCAACGGCGAAGAGAAGACGGCGGTCGCAGACAGCGAAAAGACTTTCTGTGCACTGGGCGAGCGCGTGCTCATCTTCCCCGACAAGATCGTGTGCGAAAAGGACGGCACGATCAAGCCGATGGAGGCGAGCTACGCCGCGGCGGGGCTGAAATTTGGGAATGGCACGTATGCCGACGAAAAGGCGGCGGCAAACAGCATCACGACGACCGGCGCGGCGTTCCCGTTTAACGTGGGCGACGCCGTGACGATCTCGGGCTGCACAAAGGAGACCTACAACAACCGCACGCCCATCATCCGCGAGATCAGCGAGGACAAAAAGACGCTTCGCTTTTACGAGAACACCTTCCGCCTGCCCGATGGGCAGGAAAGCATCACGGAGCCCGGAACAGTCACGCTCAAGCGCAGCGTTCCCGATATGGACTTCGTCTGCACGAACGAAAACCGTGTGTGGGGCTGCAAGGGTGACAGCATCTTTGCTTCAAAGCTCGGCGATCCGTACAACTGGAACGTGTTTGACGGGCTATCCACGGATGCGTTCAGCGTGGAGAGCGGCACGGCAGGAGCGTTCACGGCGTGCGTGAGCTACCTTGGCTACCCGTGTTTTTTCAAAGAAGACAAAATCTTCAAGATGTACGGCACGATTCCGACAAACTTCCAGCTCATGTCAAGTGCGGTGCTCGGCGTGATGAAGGGCAGTCACAAGAGCCTTGCCGTGGCAGGTGAAACGCTCTATTACCTCTCAAAGGTCGGCATCATGGCGTACAGCGGCGGGATGCCGCGCTGCATCTCCCACACGCTGGGTGATGATGTGCGCCTCTCCGACGCGGTGGGAGGAAGCGACGGACTCAACTACTATGTGAGCCTGAAAGAGGATGGCAAGGCGGCGCTGTACTGCTACAGCAGCGAGAATGGCGTGTGGCATAAGGAAGATACGCTTGCCGTGGTGCAAATGGCCTATTCGGGCGGTATCATGGCCTTAGTGGATGGTGGGTGCGTGCTGCTGGGGAACCCGGCAGATATCCCGACCGGCGCAACACGCGAGGGCGCTGTTATTAGCGAGGCGGAGTTTGCCGACTATGACGGCGGCTCGTTTGACGCGAAGCACGTGCAGCGCGTACGGGCGCGGCTGGAATGCGAGAAGGGCGCAACGGTCGTGTTCCTTGTCAAGTTCGACGGCGGCGCGTGGGAAGAGGTCGACCGCTGCGGGGCGCAGGAAAAAGACGTTTTCACGCTCAACTGCCCGATCCGCCGCTGCGACCACTTTAGATTAAAAATCAAAGCCACAGGAGAATACCGGCTCTATGCGCTCGAGTACGAATACGTGACGGGCGGCAGAAAGTGAGGGGACAATGGCAGACAATTTCAAACACAAGAATACAGACCTGACGCTCATCAACGATTCGGGAGACCTTGATCTCATCCGGCAGTATACCGAGGCCTACAACAAAGCATATGCCGAGGGAGACAAGGCGGGCCAGCAGGCGGCGCACGACGCGGCGGAGAAAATTCGTGCGAAGTACGACTATTCCGGCGGCGTGGACGGCAGCGAGTACATCAAACTCGGCACGGGCGCGAGCCCTGCAAAGGCTGACACGAGCTGGCTCGATAATCTGGGCGACAGCAACTACAACTACGATCAGAGCGGACAGATCAGCGCAAAGCTCGACGCGCTGCTGAACCGCACGCCGTTTTCCTACGACGCGGTGAGCGACCCGCTCTATCAGCAGTATCGCAAGCAGTACACACGCGAGGCAGACCGCAGCGCTGAGGATGTGCTCGGCAAGGCGGCAGTGATGACGGGCGGAATGCCGTCCACGGCGGCGGTGGCAGCGAGCCAACAGGCGAGCGACTACCAGATGAGCCAGATGACGGACAAGATTCCCGAGCTACAGCAGCTTGCCTATAGCATGTATCAGGACGGCTTGAATGCTGACCGTGCCGACCTTAATACGCTCATCGGCCTTGAGGACAACAACTACAACCGCTGGCTTGCTGACCGCAATTACCTCTACCAGCTTGCGCGCGATCAGGTGGGCGACCAGCAGACGGCGGATGCGCTGGCGTATCAGAAGCAGCAGGACAAGATGAACTATGACTACCAGAAGGAACGCGATGCCATCGAAGACGCACGCTATAATGCGGAATGGCAGTATAAATTGCAACAGGCCGCGCAGGAAGCAGCGGGGAAGGCAGGCGGCGGCAGCTCTCGCCGTACTTCCGGTGGTGGGGCGCGTAGCGGAGCTACCGGCGGAGCGATGGACTACGAAGGCCTGTTTGCTGCAGCGCAGGCGAGCGGGAACCCCAAGAGCTGGCTCGCGCAGAAGGCTAACTACCAAAAGTACGGCTTTACATCTTCGAGCGGGCTCTATTCCGACTATGAAAACTGGCTGGAAGGTCAGAACGGTGGAAATGACGGGGGAGGGCTCAGCAGTAGCGCTTCGAGAATATTATCGAGCTTAGAGAAGATGAAGACGCAGACCGGTAGCAACACAGGCATTGCAAACACGATTGCGGTGTATGCAGATCAAGGCAAGTTGACGGATGCGGAGGCGCGATCTCTGTTCAGCCACTTTGGCTATGACCCGGACGAATGGCTTGAATAAGCGGAGGTAAATTATGCCGATCAAAAAGGAAAAGCTGGATTCTATCAAGGGATATCGTGAGTATCAGAAAAGAAGTGGGGCGGCTGCTGCGGTCAGCAGCCCCGCTCCCGCTTCCTACGCACCCGCGCAAAAGCCTGCGAGAGTAAAGCAAGACAAGCGGGAGCAGATTTACACTTATTATCGGCCTGTTTCTACGCCAAAGATGACGGAACAGGAGAAGAAGGCAACGTCTACGGTGTTCCGCCAGCAGCCGACCGTGCAGCAGAATGTCGTGGCGCCGAAGAACCAGAATGCGCTTGCGCAGGGCCTAGGCAAGGGCGCTTTGCAGCAGCAAGAGGCGAAGAACTACCAGAGCGAAAAAGCCTTCAATCAGCATGTGAGGGACGTGAAGCCGCAGACGGTCGCGCAGCGCGTCGGGAACGCGGCAAAGGGCGTGGTGGACGATGCCAAGCATGTTGTTTCTGCGGGGGTGAAAGGCTCTGCGGGGTCATACTTGGGGGCAGCAGGGCTTTTCAATGAGATCAATGCAGCGGTTGGCGAAGCAGTAGGTAACCTAATTGGTAACCCGGAAAAGGGGAAGCGCTGGAAAGAAGAGGCTGGGGAAATCGCGGCAGGCAACTATGAAACAGGAAAGAGACTGACTGCCGAGGCCCAAGCGGAAGAAAACCTTGCAAACTATGGGAAAGGCCCAGTGGGGAAATTCGTAAATACGCTTGGAGTAAATGCGACGCAGATGGGAGGCGACTTACTTCTTGCGTCGGTGACAGGCGGACATTCGCTGATCCCGCTGGCGGCCCGCGCAGGAGGCTCGGCGGCGCTGGAAAGCAGAGACAGCGGCGCAAGCCTTTTACGCAGGGCGGCATATTCGGTAGGCACAGGAGGCGTTGAGGCCCTGACCGAAAAGCTATCGGACGGCCTTGCGGGGATTTACGGCGCAGGCGCCGCAGATGAAATTGTCGAAGATGTGGTCGCCAAACTGTCAAAGAGTGTGGCTGGACAAGCTGTGTTGAAAACGCTCTTTTCTGCTACGGGCGAAGGTTTAGAGGAGGTCATCTCTGATTTTGCACAGCCTGCCTTACAGACGATTTATAACGGGAAAAGTATCGGTGGAAATTACAGCGCCATGCAGGCAAGTGATGTCTTGTATGACTTTCTTGTTGGCGCGGCGCTCGGCGGTATTGGCGGCGGAGTGGAAGCCGCGGCAAATCGATTCGCGCGCTTCGATAACTCCCTCGGTGAGAGCGGGCGCAAGGCGATCCGCGGCTCGTATCAGGAGGGCAAGGACACGGCGCAGCACGTGAAGGACTTTATTCCTGCCTACAATGCGGGCGTGGAGGGCAAGGCGAATCCGAACCCGACGAGTGAGACGGCCTATGCGGGCTATGTCGCAGGGCAGAACGACGCGAAGAAAGCGGCAGGAACGGGCGAGCACATTGACAGCCGCACAAAGGAAAACGTATCGGGCAGAAACGTGAACGCTTTCCAGTTCGACCACCCAGAGCTGCACAGTTATTACAGCGCGGCGGCAGAGCAGCTCTCCGGTATCGCGGATATAAGCCTTTCGCGCGGACAGCAGAAGGGCGCGCGGCAGCGGACGGCAAACGGATACCAGAGAAACAATCAGATATTCGAGACCCCCGCCATGCGCAAGGCGATGGACGAGGGCCTGACGCGCACGCAAATCATTGATGCCGCGCAGCGCATCGTCAACGATAATGGGCAGGAGAACGTCAAAGCGGCAAAAACACTCGAGATCGTGCTTGACGACATGCTAACGAATGGGTACACTGCTGTTGACGGAACGGCGGTCGCCCCAAACACGGATTATATTGCAGCAAAGCAGCAGATCGCAGGCGCAGAGGTGCAGGCGACCGGCTTTGACAAGTATGTAACTGACAACCGCCTTGCCCTCGAGACAGGAGAGGTGACAATGGACGAGCTGCGCGCAGAATACGCGCAGCAGGAAGGAGCCGAACATGGAGAAGCAGTACATTTACGCAACGGCAGCGAACGGGATAACGGTGCGGATCCACGCGGAGAAGTACGAGGCGTGGAAGAAGGCGCAGGACGAAATCCGGGCCGGAAGGAAGGGCGACACTTCGCAGACAGCGAAGCAGCTTCGCTCGATTATGGAGAAAAAGTAAGCACTGCGAGCTTCGGCATCGGCAGAGGCGCATTCAATGACAGCGTCTATCTTGTGAAGAACGAGACGGCGGAAATGCGCAAGGCGAAGGACCTCGCCAAAGAGCGCGGACTGCGCGTGACGTTCTTTGCCGGGAATAATCTGACGTTCCGTGACAAGAGCGGGAAAACGTTCCAGGTGCGCGGCTACGTTTCAGGTGACCGCGTATTTATCCGTGCGGATCATCCGGAATTTACGTCGTACCAGATCATGCGGCATGAGGCCGGACATGATATGATCGCAAAGGGCGAAGTCGATTTGAACGAGGTACGCACGCGCATCGATAAGACCTTTACCGGCGGTGAGGTCGGCTCCCTCTGCATGGCGTATGCAGACGCTTATGCCGGCACCGAAATGACGGCGCAGGAAATTTGGGAAGAGGTGGTTTGCGACAGCCTCGGCGATATGAACATTTTCGCCGACAGTGAGATCGGCGATGCGTCGGCATTCCTTCTTGCACATATCAAGGTGGAGAGTGAAACCGTTGCGCAGGAAAACTCGCGCGCGCCGCCAAGCGGAACGGGCCCGGTACGCGAAAAATTTAGCTATGCAGGCGAGAAAGCGAAGAATGCAGACAAAGCAGCGCTTAATACGGCGAAAGAGATGGAGAAAAACGGGGCTGATGCTGAGACGATTCGGCAAAAAACCGGGTGGTTCCGCGGCGCGGACGGAAAGTGGAGATGGGAGATCGACGATAGCGGTATGAAACTGCGCACAGACGCAGCGGACATCTCCAACTACACTACGCTGGGCGAGCTGGTAGACGCGCCGGCGCTGTTCGCCACCTATCCGGACATGAAAGATATGGATGTAACGTTCCAGACGCTTGAGCGCGGGCAGAACGGCGGGTATAACCGCAGGTTCGACAGCATTGAACTGAGCCGCGACCTGAAAAACAGACCGGAGGCACTGTTGAATTCCCTCACTCATGAGGTACAGCACGCCATTCAGAGAAGAGAGGGCTTCACGCCCGGGGCAAATCTGAAGTACTGGAACAGAAAACTCGAGGAGGGATATGACGGCAGGGACGTCGAAACCAGACGCGAAGGCGCGCGGCTGCGCGAGCAGTATGAGCAGATGAAGGCAAATGATCCCGAGTTTATGCGCAGCATGGAAGAGCTGAACGCCATGACGCCGACAGTACCGCGCGGGAAAGTCGACATGGACACATGGGAGCAGGTCGAGCCGGATCCGCCGGAATGGGTGCGCTTCGACGAAAGGCGCGACCAGCTGGAAGAAAAATACGGCGACCGCGTGTGGGATTATTTCAGCTTGCGCGACAGCATTGACAGAAACGCGAGGGAAGGCAGACTGCCAGGAGACCTTTACCGCGACACGGCGGGAGAGATTGAGGCACGGGACGCTGCGTCGCGGCGCGGCCTGACGGCGGAGGAACGCAGAGGGCGCAAGCCGGACACCGGCGACGAGAACACGGTGTTCGCGGATGGCGGGGAGAGCTATGAGCTTGTCGGAAAGAACAAGAACGGAATCGAGGTCTACGAGACCGGCGAGGACATTAAGAAGATGTCCTACAAGGAGCGCATGGAAGCCTTTATGGACATCATGCGCAACGAGTACGCGGGGCGCACGGCCAAATTCAGCGACGGCAACAACACCTATTATGCGAAGTTTGACGAAGCAGACCTTCGCAAGAACGTATACGGCGATAAAAAATCCTCTCAAAAGGGCTGGAAGGCGAAAATCAATACCGGCGCGGATGGCAGCATCTTCGAGCTTGTAGAAAACGCGACCTACAACGGAGGTAAACCCGAGCAGGGAAAGAAAGCGCAGGCGCATCAAAACCTAACCGGCTGGGAGTATTTCGTCAAGACCGTGCAGATCGACGGACAGGTGTATGACCTGCTGGCGAATGTAAGAAAAAAGCCGGACGGAGAGTTTGTCTACTCCATCCAGCTTAATGAAAATAAAAATAAAGCATCGGCACCGCCCCTTCAGTACCAAAACGGTACAGCTAAAGCGAATAATCGCCCTGTTGGGGTGTCCACCAATGCTTCGAATGGTAGTGTACCCCAAAATGGCGGGAATGTCAACAAGGTGAATGACGCGCAATTCTCCCGCGAGATCCCTGAGGCAAACTACGAAGTGCTGAAAGAGAAGTACGGATATATCCCTGCGGGCGAGCGTGCATACCGAGAGGTACAAGTGCCAAAGAAAACGGCGGACGACAAATACGTCAGCCGCACGATCCGCACGGTGTTGGAAGCAAAGGCCACGCCGGACGCAATGGTGCCGACGCTGGAACGAATGGTGGCAAAAGGAGATTTCTCCTACGACCGCTATACGGACAAGCAGGCCATTAGTGACGCAGAAAGCCGCATCAAAACCGAAGGCTGGCAAAAGACCTTGAATAAATGGGAAAATTCCACCAAAGAGGGGATCAGCAAGGAGAATACGGCGATTGGCTGGGCGCTCTACAACAATGCAGCAAACAGCGGTGATGTGGAGACAGCAATCGATGTGCTCGACACCATCGTAAAGCGCCAGAGAAATGCGGCACAGGCGTTGCAGGCAACGAGGCTGCTCAAGCAGCAGGACCCCAGTACGCAGCTTTATGCGGCGCAGCGCAGCGTGGAGAACTTGACAGAAGATCTCAAAAAGCAGTACGGGGAAAAGGCCCCTGATCTGAGGATTGACCGCGACCTCGCTGAGAAGTTCCTGAACGCAAAGGACGACGATGCGCGCACCGAGGCGATGAAGGAAATCTATCGCGATATCGGTCGGCAGATGCCGAGCCGCTTCATTGATAAATGGAACGCTTGGCGCTACTTTTCGATGCTTGGCAATCCACGAACGCATGTGCGCAACATCGTTGGCAACGTAGGATTTGTTCCTGCTGTCACGGTAAAGAACGTCATCGGCGCAGGCATTGAGAGCGCTGCGAACGCGGTGAGCGGCGGCAAAGTCGGACGCACGAAGGCAATCCTGACGACGAAGGACGCAGGGCTTATCAAGGCGGCATGGAGTGACTATGCCAACATTCGCGAGCAAGCTCTCGGCAGCGGCAAGTACAATGATAATGTCAATGTGCGACAGGAAATCGAGGAAGGGCGCACGATCTTCAAACCGAAGCTGCTGGAAGCGATGCGCAAATTCAACAGCACGGCGCTGGATGCAGAAGACGCATGGTTCTCCAAGCCGCATTACGCGGCGGCGCTGGCGCAATTCTGCAAAGCAAATGGCATTACCGCGGAGCAGGTCTCTGGCGGGAAAGGCATTGAAGCGGCACGTGAATACGCGATCAGAGAGGCGCAGAAAGCGACCTATCGAGACACCAATGCGTTTTCACAGATGATCTCCGATCTCGGCAGATACCGCGGGGATAACAAGATGAAACGCCTCGGAAGCACCCTCGCCGAAGGAATCCTGCCGTTCCGCAAGACACCATCCAACATTCTGGTGCGCGGCGTGGAATACAGCCCTATTGGTTTCCTCAAAAGCATAAGCTATGACCTTGTGCAAGTGCAAAAGGGTAATATGCAGGCGACCGAAATGATCGACCGGGCCGCCGCCGGTCTGACCGGCACGGGGCTGATGATGCTTGGCCTTTATATGGCGAAAGAGGGCATTCTTCGCGGCAGCGGCGGTGATGACGAGAAGAAGAAAAAGTTCGACGAGCTGCAAGGACATCAGGAATATGCGATGGAGCTGCCAAATGGCACGAGTATTACGCTGGATTGGCTTGCACCGGAAGCGCTTCCGTTTTTCGTCGGGGCAAACCTTTACGAGCAGATGCAGGCGAACAACGGGTATCTCACTATGAGTGATATGCTTCAGGCAGCAAGCAACGTGACGGACCCGCTTCTTTCCATGAGTTGTCTGCAAAGCCTGAACGACGTTTTTGACGCGGTGGGGTATGCGTCCTCCGGGGACACAAACGCACTAACCAGTGCGGTAGCAAGCGCGGCGACGAGTTATTTGACGCAGGGTATCCCGACGGTCTTCGGGCAGGCGGAGCGCACGGGCGAAAGCATGCGCATGACGACCTATACGGATAAGAACAAATTCCTGACGCCGGATATGCAATATGCGCTCGGCAAGGCCAGCGCGCGTATTCCGGGCGTTGACTACGGGCAGATCCCCTTTATCGACGCATGGGGGCGCACGGAAAACTCCGGAGGCGTGGCCGCGCGGGCATTTAACAATTTTGCGAATCCCGCGTATACCTCGAAGGTAAGCGGCAGCAAAATGGAAGATGAATTGAGCCGCCTGTATGAGGCGACCGGCGAGACCAAAGTCTTGCCGCAGCGCGCACCGAAATCTTTTACCGTGAATAAGGAAAACAAACAGTTGACTGGCGAGGAATACGTCAAGTACGCCACAAAGCGCGGGCAGACTTCCTATAAGATCGTCAGCGAGCTCACGGGACTTGCGAGCTATAAGTCCATGAGCGACGGCGATAAGGCAGATGCCGTTGCGAAAGCCTACGAATACGCCAACATCGTTGGGAAAATGAGCGTGAGCAATTACCAAACGGACGGGTGGGCGGCAAAGGCCATAGATACCGTCAAAAAAACGGGCGTTTCAGAAGCCCAGTATATTGCGCTCTATCTGGCGAAAGGCGGGATCGAAAGCCTGAAGGACAAAAACGGTGATACCATCAGCAACAGCGAAGGCTTACAGATCATGGAGCTTGTCTATCAGCAGAAGGGGCTTTCCGATAAACAGCGCGCGGCCCTATTTGAGGACTTCGGCGTCGGAAAGAGCATTCGCCATTGGAACCGCGCGCGGGTGGACGAGCAGCTTGCAATCATGCGGAAGAAAGCGGCGTAAAGAAAAAGAACCTGTCGGTGGTCCGACAGGTTCTTTTGCCCCGTGGTGAATTTGCGGAGGCGGCATGATAGGCTCAATGGAGAACACCATAAAAATAAGGGGGCGTGAAAAATGGACAATGCAAAGCACTACGATGACGCGGCGATCGCGTTGATCGAAAGCCGCTGCAAGAGCAATACCCACCGAATCAACGAGCTGCAGGAGCATCAAACGGCGCTTGACAGGCTGGCAACGTCGGTCGAAGTGCTGGCGACCAAGCAGGAGACCGTCGAGGGCGATGTCAAGGAGATCAAAGAGGACGTAAAGGCCATCACGGGCAAGGCGGGGAAACGCTGGGACAGCTTGGTCGACAAGGCTCTCGCGGCGCTGGCGGGCGCGTTTATCGCGTGGCTGCTGTCGGGGGTGGCCCTATGAAGAAACTGAGAAAGCGGGACAAGTACGTCATCGCGGCAGTGCTCAACCTCTGCTGGTACTGCATTGCGGTTCTCGTATTGACCGCGCATGACAAGGTAGTGCCGGACAGCCTGACCGTCGCATGGTTCGCGGCGTGGACGGCAGAGCTCGGCCTGCTGGCTGGAATCAAAATCAAGGGAAAGGACGAATAACATGAACGAAAGAATCATCAAGCGTATCGCAAACCTCATGAGCGTCAAGAGCATCGTGACGCTGGTGCTGACGGGCGTTTTCGCTTACATGGCCGTCACGGGCAACATCTCGCAGGACTTTATGACGATCTACGCAGTTATCATCGCGTTCTACTTCGGCACGCAGTCGCAGAAGGCGCAGGACGTGATCGACGGCAAGGGTGACGGCGATGTATCACAGTAGGGACATCGCCGACCTGCGGGCGGACGTGCGCGCAAACTGCGTTATCTTCCTCGACCTCTGCAAGGAGGCGGGGCTTCCCGTACTCGTGACGGAGACGGTCAGGGATGACGAGTACCAGCGCTATCTTGCCGCGAACGGCTACGCGGCAAAGACCGCGACGCGCCCGACGTTCCACGGCGCCAAGGCTGGGCTGGCGTTCGACATCTGCAAAAACGTCAAGGGGCATGAGTACGACGATCCGTCGTTCTTCGCCCGCTGCGGGCAGATCGGCAAGCAGGTCGGCTTTTCGTGGGGCGGTGACTGGAAGAAATTCCCGGACAAGCCGCATTTTCAATGGGACGACCATATGCGATATACAGGGAGCATGATCTTGGCGGGCAAGTACCCGCCGGAAATGGAGGAGTACATGGATCAGGCAACGTTTAACAAGATGATGGACGCTTACCTTGCGCAGCTCGGCACCAAGCCCGTCTCCACGTGGGCGGCGAAGGACTGGGCGGCGGCAAAGGCGGCGGGCATCACGGACGGCAGCGCGCCGCAGAGACTTATCACGCGGCAGGAAGCCGTGACGATGATCCAGAGAGCGACAAAATAACGTGTCCTAATCGGGCACAGGAAGGAGCGGGCGGCGAAAGCCCACGCGCAAGCGCCTCTGCAAGCCCTACACGGGCATGGACAGTCAGCACAGGTCAATCCGCGCGCAATTATCCTCTATGGCTCCGAAGCGGGCTGTGGCGTATATCTTATCGTTTGAGCTGCCGCCCGATGAGGCGTACTGCCTTATTGAATGCGATGTGCGCGGGAAGAGCCGCGTCGAAGTCGCGGATACGCTACACGTCTCACCGGAGTACGTGAAGACGCGGCGACGCCGGGCATACAGCAAAATCGCGGACGGTATCAAAAACACATAAAGAAAAGACCCTACAAAGACCTTTTTCAGGCTCTTTGCGGGGTCTCTTTTTCGTTATCATTGAGACAACAAAAGGAGGTGCGCGCATGGACCAGTTTGCAATTGCCGGATACAGCGGCGGAAACTGCATGATGTGTGTTATCGACAACGGTGATATTTTCCAGACCGACTATTTCGGCAACCGCCAGCAGCTCATCGGGAAGACGGCTGCCGCCTACGCAGAGCTGGAAGGCACGACGCAGCAGTATTACGACAAGCTCGTTGAGCTCGGCGCCATCACGCCGCCAAAAACGCAGGAGCAGCTGATGAGCGAGATGCAGTCGGCCATGAGCGACATGGCCGAGGTCATCAAGGGCCTGTCGGCCCAAGTAAAGGAGCTGAAAGTGAATGGATCTCAAGCAGATCATAGCGGCAGCGTCGAAAATGTTCCCCTCCGCAGACCTGCAAAGCGCGGCAACGAAAGCGGAACAGGCGATCAGCGGGACGGCTGACACGCTGGAGGGCGTGCAGAGCGCGGCGCGCAGGCTCGGCATTGATCCAGGCATTGCCGACAGCCTCTATGCGCGCTACGGGCGCACAATGCAGGCAAAGGCCCTGTGCGGGCTTCTCGGGACGACACCAGAGGCTTTGCGCTCCGATGCCAACAAGATACTCGGTGGCGCACAGAACGCTTCACAGCCCCCACAGAATGGCAAAACGGGGCGCTCAACCAAATTCCCACGGCTGAAATAGCCGTTGGAATAATTTTTGAGGAAAGGAGAATGCACCATGAACAACGATCAGAGCACCGGCATGAGCTGGCTCGCGGTACTGTTTATCATCATCGTCATCGCGGCGCTGTTTGGCGGCTTCGGCAATGGCTTCGGCTTTGGCCGCTGCAATATGCCGTATCCCGTCAATGACACCGGCTGCAACCGCGTGAGCAACTGCGAGGTCGAAAAGCAGGGGATTATCGACACGTCCCGCACGCAGTATCTCATCGAGCAGCAGAGCAACGACACGCGCATGGCGATCAACGCCAGCACCGAGGCTATCACCGGCCAGGCCAGCCGCATCTACGAGCAGCACTTGCAGGAAACCATCTTCGACCTCAAGATGGAGAACCAGAACCTCAAGAACGGCATCTTTACCAAGGAGCAGACAGACGCCCTGGCGGCGAAGATCTCCGACTGCTGCTGCGGTTTCAACCGCCGTCTGGACGCGATCGAAGGTCGCATGCTGACAAAACCCGCGCTGTACGGCGTGGCTTCGACCGGCGCAGGCCAGATCATCCCCGCGTCTTGCGGCTGCAACGGCAACGTCAACCTTTAAGACTATATTCCCCGCTCGGGGAACATGGCAGGCCCCTATGGCCGGGTAACAGGCGGGGCAATAGCCCCGCCATTTTTTATGGAAGGAGAATAAAAATGTCTTGTAAATCCGCTCTTTATGCTGCCATGCAGACGCCTACCGCTGTCGCGGTCGACGGCGTCATCCCTCTTGGCAGCCTTATCCGCCGCTACGGCTGTGATGTGGCGCTCAACGGCAACGCTGTCAACATTACCGGCGCCGGTTACTACGATGTCGACGCCTCGGTTACCGTCACGCCTGCCGCTGCCGGAAACGTCACTATTACGCTTTACAAAGATGGCGTCGCTGTCCCCGGCGCGACTGCATCCGAGACTGCTGCCGCCAACGGCACGGTAGATCTCAGCATTCCGGCGCTTGTGCGTCAGGTCTGCTGCGCGGCAGGGTCCGCCTTGACGCTGGTGCTCACCGGTGTTGCTGCTACGGTCAATAATGTGGCGCTGCGCGTGCAGCGAATCTGAGAGGTGCGCGATGGTGCAGCTCTTGATTGGTATGCTGCTTGGCGCGATGGTGGCCACGCCCACGGGGCGCAGCATCGGCAACCAGATTGGCGACGCGGCGCTGGCGGAGATAAAAAAAGCAATGCCGACGCTGACCGCAGAAAGCGAGGAAGAAAATGAAACTCATTGAAAAACTGTCGGCGATGGTCGACGAAGAAATCGGGGACGCGATGAAGTATGCGAAATGCGCCCTCGAGTACAAGGACGAATATCCTGCTCTCGCGAAGACATTCTACGATCTCTCCGGCGAAGAAATGCGACACATGACGATGCTCCACGCCGAGGTTGCTGGCGTCATCCAGAAGTACCGGCAGGAGCACGGCGAGCCGCCCGAGGGCATGAAGTGTCTCTACGACTATCTGCACAGGAAGCAGATTGAGAGAGCTGCCGAGGTTCGGACGATGCAAGGGATGTTTCGCGAGGGATGAGCGAGCCTAAAAAATGACGCACTATTAGTCCAAAAGGCCTCTACCTGCAATGGGTAGAGGCCTTTTATGCGAGGGTAACTATGGGGGTAACAGGATAGAAATATTGGGCATAATCGAGAATTTGTCAGAATAGTCTAAATATAAAAAACCTCGGAACCGCAACGGTTTCGAGGTTTTTCTTGGTCCGAGTGGCGAGACTTGAACTCACGGCCTCTTGACCCCCAGTCACCGAAAAACGACGGAATATCAACGGGGAATCGTTCGATGGGGGTAACGAGGGGGTAACAGAAAAATTATATTGCATCGGTGATTTTTCGAAGGTCGGTGAGGTTAACATCCTGATAATACCGCAGCATTTCGGGGCTTGCGTGACCGATCAGCTCGAGTTTGTCCTTGTCCGATGCCTGAATGTTTTTCATCAGCGTCGCGAACGTATGACGGCACGTATGCGGGGAGTACTTGTGCCGCTTATTTTCGATTGGATTGGCAATGCCGATGGCCTTTAATGTGGGATAGAAAACCTCGTCGCGGAAATAGTCATACCTGAACGCTTTTCCTTCTTCGTTGCAGAACAGCGCGCCGGATATCTTATCTTTCGACAGCCGGTCTATGATGGGCTGAATCTTTGGCGAGATCGTGACGGTTCTATTCTTGCCCGCTTCGGTCTTAATACCAGCGCGAAGCACCTTTTCTTTCTTGTCGTAGTTATCAATCGACAGGCCGAGAAATTCTGTAGGGCGGAAGCCGAGGTAACACATGCAGTAGATATAGTCGGCGTATGGAATCACGTCGCACGCCTCTTTTATCTTCTCGATCTGGTCGGCATCAAAGCTCGCTCGCGGCGCGGCGTTTTCGCCGGTGACGGTGAGATACGGGGCCATACTCATAGGGGCATATCCGCGCGGAACGGCATACTTGTAGATCAGGCTGCACACGGTGCGCATATTCTTTTTCGTCTGTTTGGCGCGCGGGCAGTCATCAATGCATTCTTGGATGTCATCAATCTCGACCGCGGCCAGCTTCATAAATTCGATCGGTGCAAAATACTTTTCGGCAGCGGCATAGCAATTCAGCGTGGACTTGTCGGCGCGATGCGTTGGGAACCAAAGCTCATACGCCTTGCGCCAAGTGATATCCTTTTCACGGGGCTTTTGCGTCCGCAGCATGGGGATATATTCTAAGGCTTCTCGTTTTGTGCGGAAGCCGCATTTTTTCGCTTTCACGCGGGTCAGCTTGCCGTCCTCTTCCCGGTAGCCTTTGGTGATTTCGGCTACCCAGGAAGAGCCGCGTTTATAGACCGTCCCTGTCCCGTTGCCGCGCTTTGTGGCTTTTCGGTCGACAGATGCTTGCTTTTTGCCGCACATAGGACAAAACAGCGCGCCATCCGGCAGCGCTGCTTTACATTTGATGCAATTCGCCATGTCAGCCCCTCCAAAATCCGTAATCTATACAATGAAAATCAATGTACACGCACCACACAGTGAGAAAAACGATGATGAGGAACATTATAGCAACCACGCCGTTTCGGATACGGACGCCGCGCCGCATGATCTCGATCGTGTCCGCTTTTGCATCCACGTGGCGTTCCAGCTCATCGTTGCGTGCTTGCAAAGTTTCCTCGGTCGGCGTCAAGTGTTCGGTAATTTCGAACACTTCATCAAGGGATATGCCGAGCACCTTGCAGATCGGCGCGACGGTGTAAATGGACGGGGCTTTCGACATTTTGGAAAAGAAGTTCTGCACGGTGGACAGCGGCACGCCGGAAGCGTCTGAAATGTCGTGGTAGGTCAGCTTCAGTTCTTCTTTACGGATTCTGCATAGCTCTTGAATGTTCATTTACATCACCTTAACTTTTTCCGGTTTCTGCCCGTTTTGGGTGCCAAAAGTGGGTCTGTCGAACACGGTCGAATGCCGTCGTGTTGCAAGGTCTTGGTATTGAAGTAGTAAGGGAAAGCGCGATATGGTCAAAACAAGCAGCGGCGACCGCTCCCCGCTGCTGCTGAAAAGCCCTCGCCGGTGTTGCAGAGGCGGCGAGGGCTTTTTCAAAACTTAATCCCAGCACACCGGGCAAGCACCATATCCGATAGATTGGCAGTATTCGATATTGTGAGCCCAATATTCGCTTGCTGCTTGAAACACCGGGCATTCGTAATTGTGATAGTACGATGACCCGTTGACGATAAATCCAATGTTGTTATACAAGAAAAGAGCTGCGTCCAGATGGTCGGATAAGCCCTCTTTCTGAATCTTGACGCGGGCAAGCTCGGTATTCAAGTTTCCGACTTTTGTTCTGTATTCTTCAAGAGCTTCTTCTTTTTGAGTGAGCTTGTTATTGAGCACACGGATTTCCTCGGCAGATTCCGCCGAATCACTCGCCCAAGAAATGCCCTGCCAGACATTCCCAGCGAGGCTCAGCGCAAGAGCGACAACAAGGCCAATCACCAACGCTCGCGGCGCGGCCTTTTTAACCTTCTTTTCGGGGATGACGGCAGGCAGCTCCGTCCCTGACAGGACGGGATCAGGCGAATCCGGAGCTGCCTGCGCGGGGGTGGCGGGTTGAACCGGCGGATAGTTGCGCGTTTCAAAATAGCTTCGATTCCACCAATAGAAAATGCTGCCCCAAAGAATCGCAGGAGAAAAACTGATGTCGTACCCATTAGAAAAATCATAGACGGAAAATGCAAATGCCAAAATAGCTGTGTACCCAATGTGCAGCCATTTTAGAGCCTTTGATGAAATGGGGCCTTTTCGCAACCGCAAGAGAAGAGGCCCTGCACCATATATGGAAGCAGTCAACGCGAGAGAACCCAATGCAGACGCTACATTAAACGGCATAACATCACTTCCTTATTTTACACGGAAAACCGAAAGAACCAGGCTTACTATCTTCTTTATTGCGCGTCGCTGGTATCGCGCACGCTTTTCAAAATATTCCGGGTCGTTATACATCCCCATGAGAATCTACCTTCAATGAGAGATAATAAGTGAAATAACTTGAACGGAGGATACATAGATGAAAGACATCGACAGCGAAATCTTACAGGCGTTCCGCGATCTCAGCGATGAACAGAAACGAATCATTCTTGATTCTTTAGCGCCTGCAACTGTGCCAGCAGCATCTTCTTTTGATCGTCCGTAAGTGCGCGGACGTATTCCATCAACTGAGATTCCATCGGGGAAAGGCCGTCGCCCTTCGGGGCGGCGGTCTCTTTTTTTCTTCCGACAATGCTTTCAAATTGCGGATAGGTCACATTGCTGAATTTGTATGTACCGTTCCATATTTCCTTCTTTATTCCATCCGGAATCAGAAAAGTCTTTTCGAGGGCTTCGTCCTTAGAAAATGCTGCGACAATTTGGGCGCATATTGCACGGCTTTCCTCGTCGGGAAAAAATTCTTCCTCTTCTTCGCCCAACAAATACTCAGTTGGGACAAGCAAATATTTTGATATAGCTGCCAACCGGTCACCGGGGAATGTTCCCTTTTTTAACTGACCGACATACCCATTTGCGAATCCAAGGTCTTTTTCTAACTTCGAAATTGGGATTTTTCTTTTCTTGCAGATTTCTTTTACTTTTTCAACGCTGGTCATAGAACTAACCTCTAAATAATTTTTAGGCAAATGCCTAAAAAGGTATTGACATTTTAGAGGAACGCCTATATAATAAGAACAGATTTAGAGGAAGCTCAGATTATAAAAGGCGTCTAAAATGTTTGTAGCAAAGCATAGTTTAGACTATTGTCTATCGAATGTCAAGGGTTTTCTCTAAATCCTCTATAGAACCGGACAAATAGGAGGAGGGATAAAACTTTGGTTTATGAGAATGTTGTGCGGCTATGCCGGGAGCGAAAAGTAAGCATCCATCAGCTTGAAGTGCAATGCGGAATCGGCAACGGAACGATTGGCGGTTGGAAAACTTACGGGTCAATTCCGAGGGTGGACACCGTGAAAAAGATCGCTGATTACTTCGGGGTAACGGTGGATGACCTGCTGAAAGAGAAGAGAGGGCGCAAAAGATGAACGAGCTAATCAAGATCACTTACAACAATGACCGCCCTGCGGTCTCTGCGCGAGATCTGCACGACTTCTTGGAGGTCGGGGCAAGGTATAACGACTGGTTCCCGAGAATGTGCGAGTATGGCTTTACCGACGGCGATGATTTCAACTTACTCAAAATTGAGCGGGTTCAAAACGAGGGCGGACGTATGGTCACCCGAACGGTTGATGATGCGGTTCTCACCATCGACATGGCGAAAGAGCTTTGCATGATCCAGCGCAATGAAAAGGGCAAGCAGGCTCGCCAGTATTTTCTTCAAATTGAAAAGGACTGGAACAGCCCGGAGAAAGTTATGGCCCGCGCGCTTCAAATCGCAGGGGACAAGCTCAAGCGGCTTGAAGACAAGGTCGAGGCCGACGCGCCAAAGGTGCTTTTTGCCGACGCGGTCAGCGCAAGCAAGACTTCGATCCTCGTCGGCGAGCTGGCGAAGCTGCTGAAACAAAACGGCGTTGACATCGGGCAGCACCGACTGTTCCGTTGGATGCGCGAAAACGGCTATCTGATTCGCCGGAACGGCACGGACTTCAATATGCCAACACAAAAATCAATGGACTTGGGGCTTTTCACCGTTAAGGAAACGGCGATCACCCATTCTGACGGTACGGTGACGGTGAGCAAGACCACGAAAGTCACCGGTAAAGGCCAGCAGTATTTCATTCAGAAGTTTCTTGGAGAGGAAGTAGCACGCAAATGAGCATAAATGATTTTGCCTGTAAAGTCGATTCCATAGGGAGTGATCTTTCTGGTGTGACCGATGCACTGTCCCTCTGCATCGCAGGGGCACTCCAAGAAGGCGAACTCTCTGAGACCGGAGACTGCCGGTTTTACGGGGCACTGATTCAGATCGAAATGGCGTTACGGCGCGTGGAAGAGGAATTGAACTGTGAAGTTCAAGCGGCATTAGAGGGCAAGGAGGAACAAAGATGAATTGGATTATTTTTCTTTGCGTTGGGGTCATTATCACGGTACTGTCTCTGAGTAAATGCTCGATTGACAGCTCTTGGGTCCCTTTTGCTTCCGGAATGGTCGGCATAATTATTGTGATGATATCGATCATAGTGATTCTTGTTGGAGTACTTCAAGTGCCTCAGTCTATTAACAACTTTACCAAGCAGAAAGCCTACATTGAAACGCACGAAGTGAAAAATTCCGTGGAAGATGCGGCACTGACGTCAAAGAAAATCGAGCTAAACGAATGGCTTTATGACGCACAGTGCAGCAAATCCAGATTTGGCAGTTGGAGCTTTTATCCTGAAAGCATTTTCGAATTGGAACCGATCGAATAAGAAGGAGGAACGCACATGACGGTGGAAGAAATGCTTGCATCGGACAAGCCGGTGCTGACACCGGCGGATATCGCGCCAGTGCTCGGGCGGAAGCCCTATTCGATCAGCATTGCGGCGAAAGACCACCCCGAACAGCTCGGATTTCCGGTCAGCCGCATCGGAACGATCACGGTCATCCCGCGGCTTTCGTTCCTGAAATTTCTTGGATACGAGGTGGAGGCATGATCGACACGTTATTTTTCGGCGGCATCGCCGCTACGGTGATTGCGCTGAACGGCTGCGACTTTGCGACGGGCCTCGCCGTCATCGGCGCGTGCGCGGTGTGCAAGGTGCTGTATGAGCTGCTGCCGTTTATCGACAGGGGGTGCAGAAGATGAGACGGCACGACAAGCGCACGAGAGAGCAGCGCAAGGCGGATGAGGCGATGCTTTTTGCCGGTATCTGCCTGTTGCTGGCGGCGGTGCTCATCGCGGTCTCGGCGATGATGTGATGTACCGCTGCGAATGGTGCGGGCTGACCTTTGACGAGCCCGACGTCTTGCGCAGGCGCGAGAACCTTGACGGGGAGCGCGGCGTGGAGACGCAAACGATACTATGCTGCCCCTTCTGCGGGGCGGAAGACATCGAGGTAACAAAAGATGAAGATGCAGAAGATATCGACGCGCGGGATGAGCCGCGAGGAGTGGCTTAAAGAGCGCAAGAAGAGCCTCGGCGGCAGCGACATGGGCGCCGTGCTGGGGCTGAACAAATACCGCTCGCCATACACGGTATGGGCGGAAAAGACCGGCAGGATCGGCGAAGAGCCGGAAAACGAGGCGATGCGAATCGGGAGAGACCTCGAGGGCTACGTCGCAACTCGATTCGAGATAAAAACAGGGTTGCGTGTCCGCAAGGTGAACTACATCCTGCGTAACGATGAGGCTCCGTGCCTACATGCGAACATTGACCGTATGGTGTTACCAGCTGGTTGGCACGCGGGCCTTGAATGCAAGACCGCGAATGCGCTGAACATGAAGCGCTATGCAGTTGGCGAATTCCCCGAGAGCTATTACGCGCAGTGCGTGACATATCTCGCCGTGACGGGCTGGGAACGCTGGTTCTTGGCGGCGCTGGTGCTGGGCAAAGGCTTTTACTGCTACCAGATCACGACCGTCCCCGATGACTATGTTCCCGGATGGTGCGAGAGCAGCGTGTATGTCAGCCCCGACGAGATCGAAGCGCTGAAACGCTGCGCCGCGGACTTCTGGCACGACTACGTGGAGGCTGACAGCCCGCCGCCGATGGACGGTGACGCGAGCACGACCGAGGCGCTTGAGGCCATCTACGAGGGCGGCGGCGGTGACGTGGAGCTGTTCGGGCGCGAGAGGCTTGTCGATCAGTACCAATACCTGATGAGCCGCAAGAAAGCCATCGAGAAGGGCGCGGACGCAATCAAACAGCAGCTTATGAAAGACCTCGGCGACAACGAGCGCGGCTACTGCGGGCGATTCACGGTCGACTGGAAGACGCAGAGCCGCCAGACGTTCGACGCGAGGGCGTTTGCCAAGGATCACCCAGACATGGACTTGAGCAGATACTACAAAACGACAAATTTCCGCAAATTTGCGGTGAAGGAGGATAAAGAAAGATGAAGGAAGGATTGATTCAGAACGCGCAGGGTGCACAGGCCGTAAAGAAAGGCAATCCCACGATGCAGCAGTACATCAAGCAGATGGAGGGCGAGATCGCAAAGGCGCTGCCGAGCGTCATCACGCCGGAGCGCTTCACGCGCATCACACTGTCTGCCCTGAGCGCAAACAAACAGCTCGCGCAGACCACGCCGCAGAGCTTCCTCGGCGCGATGATGACGGCGGCACAGCTCGGCATGGAGCCGAACACGCCGCTCGGTCAAGCATACCTGATTCCGTACCGCAACCACGGTCAACTGGAATGCCAATTCCAACTGGGGTACAAGGGGCTTATTGACCTCGCGTACCGCAGCGGTGAGGTCAGCATCATTCAGGCGCAGGTCGTTTACGAGAACGACGAGTTTGAGTATTCCTTCGGCCTTGAGCCGAAGCTCAACCACAAGCCCGCCAGCGGTGAGCGCGGCGAGCCGAAATTCATCTACGCAATGTTCCGCACGAAAGATGGAGGATTTGGCTACGACGTGATGAGCGTCGAGGACGTTCGCAATCACGCGAAGCGCTTTTCCAAGGCATACAGCAATGGCCCGTGGCAGACGAACTTCGAGGAAATGGCAAAGAAGACAGTGCTCAAGCGCGTGCTCAAGTATGCGCCGCTCAAGAGCGACTTTGTTCGCGCGGTGGCGCAGGACGAGACCATCAAAACGAAGATCAGCGAGGACATGTATTCCGTGAGCGATGACACGGTCATCGAGGCGGAGAACTTCACCGTGGACGAGACGACCGGCGAGGTCATCGAAAGCGACGGTGACGCACAGTGAGCATGAATCGCGTGTGCCTGATGGGACGCATCGGGCGCGACTTGGAGCTAAAAAAGACGAACAGCGGGGTATCCGTTGTGTCGTTCCCTCTTGCCGTTGATCGCAACGGCAAAGAGGGCGGCACGGACTGGATCGACGTTGTCGCATGGCGCGGCACGGCGGAGGTGCTCTGCAACTACGCTGGGCGCGGTCGGCTCATCGCCGTCGAGGGGCGCTTGCAGATGCGCGACTGGACGGACAAGAACGGAAACAAGCGCAGGAGCTACGAGGTGCAGGCTGACAACGTGTATTTCGCAGACAACAGGCGCTCGGAGGGCAACAATACTGCCGCACCGAAATACGCCGCAGAGAGCACCGCAGGCGGCTTTGCAGAGGTCAGCGAGGACGACGGCGAGCTGCCGTTTTGATGGAGGCGTAGAGATGAGATATGACGTTTTAATTTTCGATAGCGATAATTTTTTAGATGTGAATGATCCTGATACTGATTCAATTTCCGTTAACGGGCTTACTCAGGCTGAAATGGAAACAATTTGCCGCATTATTTGGCAGCACGATTTGAACGTTTGCTTATTCCCTTGTAAGGAGTGAGCTTATGCCGGATATAACCTATATTAAGGTGTTTGTCGATTATTTAGACGCGATAGGGCCACTCGATGACGCAGAGAGGGGGCGGCTTTTCACTTCCTTGTTAGAGTATGCAAGGACGGGCGAAGCCCCGCAGCTTTGCGGGAACGAACGGTTCTTATTCCCGATGATGAGGGCGCAAATCGATAGAGACACCGCTTCGATGGTGGAATTATCCGAAGCAAGAAGCCGCGCAGGAAAAACAGGGGCAGAAGCAAAACAAGCAAATGCCAAATTTGCCAATCAAAACAAGCAAATGCCAAATTTGCCAAGCAAATCAAGCTATGACAAAGACAAAGACAAAGACAAAGACAAAGACAAAGACGAGAGTATTTCGCGCGCGAAGCGCTTCACGCCCCCCACACTCGCAGAGGTTCAGTCCTACGTGGCTGAACGCCATTCGCCGGTAGACCCGCAGGGGTTTATTGATTTCTACGCCTCAAAGGGCTGGATGGTCGGCAAGACCCCCATGAAAGACTGGAAAGCGGCTTGCAGAAATGCGGAGAAGTGGGAACGGTGGGGTAATAAAGCACCGCAAAATAAGCCGTTTGTCTACGACTACGGCAACACGGAGGGAAGCCTATGAACGTTGACGCATTGATCGACAGCATCGCGAAAAAGGCTGAGCCTGTGCGCGATCTGGTCGACTACGAGAAAGACGGGCTGCTGTACTGCGGCCATTGCAACACGCCGAAGCAGTGCCGCATCCCCATCGGCGGGGGTATCCGGCTTGTCGGCTGTCAGTGCGCTTGCGCGGCGCGAGAATACGAGGCCGAGAAAAAAGCTCGAGCTGACCGCGAGAAGCGGTTGCGCATCGAAACGCTGCGCGCTGACGGAATCCGCGACAAGAGCCTGACGGCGTGCCGGTTCGACAAGGCGACGATGAGTGACGAGATCGTCAAATGCAAGCGCTATGCCAACGCGTGGGACGATATGCGGCGCGAGAACAATGGGCTTCTGCTGTGGGGGAACACCGGCAACGGCAAGACCTTCGCGGCGGCGTGCATCGCTAACGAGCTGATTGACCGCGGCATTCCGGCGATGATTACGAGCTTCCCACGAATCCTCAACGCGGGTTACGACAAGCAGGAGATTATCGAGCAGGTGCGATACTACCCGTTGCTGGTAATTGACGATCTCGGCGCAGAGCGCAGCAGCGAGTACGCAATGGAGACGGTTTACACGGTCATTGACGAGCGATATAAGGCAAAAAAACCGCTGATCGTCACTACAAACCTGACGCTTGACGAGCTGTGCAGGCCGAAAGACATGACCTATCAGCGCATCTATGACCGCATCCTCGAGATGTGCACGCCACTGGTATTCAAGGGCGATAGCATGAGACGCGACAAGGCAAATCAGCGCATGAGGCACGTCAAATCGGTGTTGGCAGGCGGTGCGCCGTGAGCGGGTATCGCGGGGGCATTTTCAAGTGCCCGTTTTACTCGCGGGACTACCGCGACTATCTCAACTGCGAGGGCGCCCAAGTCAAACTGCCGAAAGAAGAGCTGGACGAATATACGCGGCGCTACTGCGCCAACGAAGAATGGCGACACTGCCCGATCGCCCGGGCACTGACGCTGCACTACGAAAGGACGGAGAACCGATGAGCGAAAGAAACAGAGACAAGGTAAAACGGCTTGAGCACGAGCTCGGCAGATATCAGAAAAAAGTCGGCGAGCTGATGAAAGCGAATGCGAAGCTGCACGAGGGTATAAAAGGGCTGAACCAACTGCGCATGGCGTTTGACGCTTGGATTATCCAGATCGCGCTTGCCTACGGCGAGGCAGTGAAGGACCCCGACACGGGAGAAGATATCCCACGCATGAAGGCGCTCCACCTCGAAAGGCCGAAGGTGAACCCGCTGCTTGGGGAATACGAGATTCACCAGCGCGTCGATGAGAAGAACGTGATGCATATTGCGGTCGGCCTGCGGGACGACCCCTCGGACAGCAAGGAGGAGGCACACGATGGCGCTGACATCAGCTGACCTCGCGAGGCTGGGGCCGCAGGCGCAGAAGCAGGTGCTTGACAAGCTGGCAGGCACGCAAAAGCCGAAGAAAAGCAAGTACGGCAACCGCAAGGTCGTGCGCGATGGAATCAAGTTCGATTCCGAGCGTGAGGCGGCGCGGTTCGGCGAGCTGAAAGTGCTGCGTGCGATGGGCAAAATCCGCGACCTGCGGCTGCAAGCAAATTTCACCCTCGTGGAGGGCTACACGACCATCGAGGGCAAACGCATCAAGCCAATGGGTTACCGAGCGGACTTTGTTTACGAGCGGGCGACCGAGCCAGACCGCAACGGCACGGTGTATTGGCTGCGCGAGGTCGAGGACGCAAAGGGCGCGAAAACGAAAGACTACCTGCTGAAAAAGAAGCTGATGCAGGACAAGTTCGGCATCACGATCCGCGAGGTGTGAGATGACAGCATTTGAGCATTGCCACATCTGCAAGCCGCCTGTGAGGCATCCGGGCTGTCAAAGCCATTGCCCGTACTATGCGGCAGACAAAGCCAAATGCGAAGAGAGCCGCAAGGCGCAGAAAGAAGCATATCGAGCGGGAGACGACTTCCGCACGGCGCGCAGTTTTAAGCAAAAGCGGCTGAAAAATCTGAAATAAAAGGGAGCAAGAAAAGATGTTGACAGAAAAAGAGTTGGGCGAACGGCTCAAGAATATTCGTGAAGTGCGCCGCATCAGCCAGTTCCGGCTGGCCGATATGATGGGCACAGAACAGTCAACCATTGCCAAGATTGAAAAGGGCGCGGGCTATCCGAAGCTACGAGCGGATGTGTGCCATTTACCGCGATGATGGCGAGCGAGAGCCAGCAGCGAGAAAAAGAGTGGAAGCGCACGGGCTGCAACGCCTTTGACGGCAAGCGCCCCATGAGCAAGCCAATGAGCTTCTGGACAGATCAGGACGTGCTTGCGTTCCTAAAGGACGAAAACATCCCGTATTGCAGCGTATACGGCGACATCGTGGCGAGCGACGGGGGAAATGATTATCCGTCAACGCTCATCGAAAAGCCGCTGCACTGCACGGGATGTCAGAGGACAGGGTGCATGTTCTGCGGTTTCGGGGCGCACCTTGAAAAGGGTGAAAACCGCTTCGAGCGCATGAAGCACACGCACCCGAAGCACTATAACTTTTGCATCGGCGGCGGGGAGTTTGACCCCGCGGACGGGTTGTGGAAGCCCAATGAAAAGGGTCTCGGCTATGGCCGAGTGCTGGATTTTATCGGAGTGAGGTATTGAGCATGTACATCGGAGAACCATTTAGCTGGAAGCCTGCCGCATTTGAGGGTAGCAACGGGAAGAATCTCAGAGAGAGCTTTAAATTTTAACAAAAATCAGGAGGAAATTTCAACATGAACAACAATCAGGACTACATCGTTCGCTGTGACCGCGCAGGCGTATTCTTCGGCAAGATTAAGGAGCGTAACGGCTCCGAGGTCACCATGACTGAGGTTCGCAAGCTGTGGAGCTGGGACGGCGCCTGTGCCGTGGAGCAGCTGGCACAGGACGGCACGAAAGCGCCGGGTAACTGCCGGTTTACCGTGACGATCCCGGAGATGACCATGCTGGGCGCGATCCAGATTATCCCTTGCACAGATGAAGCATCTGAATCTCTTCGAGGGGTAAAGGAGTGGAAGAGATGACGCTTGATGAGAAGATCAAAGCCTTCTTGTCTGTGAACTACGGCTCCGGCTCCGGCGACGGCTCCGGCTACGGCTCCGGCTCCGGCGACGGCTCCGGCTACGGCTACGGCTACGGCTCCGGCTCCGGCTCCGGCTACGGCGACGGCTACGGCGACGGCTACGGCTCCGGCTACGGCTCCGGCGACGGATCCGGCGACGGCTACGGCTCCGGCTCCGGCTCCGGCTACGGCTCCGGCGACGGCTACGGCGCCGGCTCCGGCTACGGAATTAAGAGATTTAACCGAGAAACGGTCTATCAAATCGACGGCGTAAACACGCTGATTCGTTCCGTGCGCGGCAACACTGCGCACGGGGCAATCGTGAACGTCGATTTGACGCTTACGTCATGTTATATTGTCAAGCAGGACAACATTTTCGCGCACGGCGAAACGCTGCGCGAAGCAATGGAAGCGCTGCGAGACAAGCTTTTCGAGGATATGCCGGAAGACGAACGCATAGATGCGTTCCTGCGCGAAACAGATCGCAAGAAAGCATACCCGACGCAGTATTTTTACGACTGGCATCACCGATTGACCGGATCGTGTGACATGGGACGAAAGCAGTTTGCCCGTGACCACGGGGTTGATCTCGAGCACGGCAGGATGACGCTGACGGAGTTTTTGAAGCTGACAAAAGACGCTTACGGCGGCGATGTGATTCGAAAAGTGATTAGTAAGATGCAGGAGGCGGAGTGATGGTTTCGGACGAAGCATTGAAAAAGCTGCAAGAGCAAATTGCGGCGTGGCCGATGGCGCAGCGGTTCGTGGTGCAACAGCTAATTGAGGAGTATTTGAGGAACCGGGAAGACGTGCGCGCATATGAGGCGACAGAGCTGATGCCGCGCGGGGTCGAAATCCTCAAGGAAGAAAAGCTCAGCAGCGACGGTATGATCCTGATCGGGCGGCTGATGAGCAAGAAGCTACACGAGATCGGCTGCGAACGCCTGCGCGAGCTGGTCGAGGCCGGAGCGGACGGGCGCCTGGTGGCGCTGCCAGTAAAGCCAGTACTTACGCCGATTCTTTCAAGCATGTTGTACATAATCGAGGACGGAGATATCTATGAAGATGCTCTGTATGAAGCTGTTGTTGGGATGTCGGAAAATGGGGAGATGAATGTAGTCTACACGACGCTTTCCGACCAGATAACCTTTGAACAAGCCGACATCGGCAAGACGGTTTTCCTCACCCGCGAGAAGGCGGAGAAAGCATTGGAGGCGATGAAGGATGGCTGAATTAAAACCTTGCCCGTTCTGCGGGAGCAACAGAATCTCGGTGGAATACCTATATTTTAGACCTTATATCCTTTGCGAGAAGTGTCACGCACAAATCCCTTGCTATAACACCTATCCAAAGGCAAAAGAAGCATGGAATAGGAGGGTTGATAATGGCTGAATACATCAAGCGAGAAGCGGCTGTAAAGGCTGTTGAAAAGTATGGACTTACGAACGGAGTTGTGTGGGGTAGGCATACCGGATTAGCGATTTGCATTGCAAGCGAGATTGCCGACATTCCCGCCGCTGATGTTGCGCCGGTGGTGCATGGGCGATGGGCGCATCTCGGTGGGGACGAGTGGTGTTGCTCTGCGTGTGGCTTTGTCATTACCACTGAAGGCAGTTGGGACAAGCCTACCAAAAAATACTGCGAGGATTGCGGGGCTAAGATGGACGGAGGTGACAGCGAATGATAGATAGCGTGATGATGAATATTGGCGCGGCGTTTATGCTTATCGGCGGCGTTGCGTTGGTGGCAATCGTTCTTGGATTGGCAGTCTATGCCGCCGGTTTGGCGTGGATAGCCGCAAGTAATAAGTGGAGGGATATTCTTCGAGCAGAGAGCCTGATCTACGAATACCGCATGAATCGAGAGGCCTATATCGAGTGGAGGGGAAAAGCGAATAAGGCACAAGACAATGGAGGTACTCCATGCTGACGATCACGATTAAAGCCAACGTTCCCGCCGCTGACGCGCAGGGCATCAAGGAGCGCATCGCCATGGATATTGAGCGCTATGGCGATTGCAAGGTCGTGAGCATCGTGAGCGACCGGGGACGAGAAGAACAGCTACGAATGAAATAACGCCTGCGGGCGAAAAAAGAAAGGAATTTTGCTATGAAAAAGTACATCGGAACGAAACTTATCGAGGCGGCACCGGCTATCCGCAAGGGCGGCAAAGTTTACGAGAAGACCCATCCCATCCCGAGAAGCATGGACCCTGAGGAAGATGGATACAAAGTCCGCTACACTGACGGGTACGAATCTTTCAGCCCGAAGCAGGTTTTTGAAGAGGCGTATCGCCCGACTGACGGGCTGAGCTTTGGACTTGCTATCGAGGCAGCGAAGAAAGGCATGAAGATCGCACGCCGCGGCTGGAACGGTAAGAACCAGTACGTCGAGCTTGCGGAGCGTATCAGCTACGAGAACGCTGCGCACGAGGTAATTAACGCCAAGCACGAGTCCATCGGAAACAAAGCGCTTGCCTTTGTTGGCACGTCCGGCGTACAGCTCGGCTGGCTGGCCTCGCAGGCCGACATGCTGGCTGATGACTGGATGATCGTCGGGGAAGCGGTGGCCGAATGAACATCAACATCAAGAAGTACACCAAAGACCAGATGGCGAAGATGGTGGAGGACGCGCAGGCAGAAGTGCAGGAATTAAAGCAGGTAAATGCCGCCCTGACCGAGCAGGTCAGCCAGATGAACGGCGAGGCCATCAACAAGGCAAACGAGATCGCGAATCTGAAAGTAGACGCGGATGCGCTGCGAGTTCAGCTCAAGAACGCCAACGATACCATGGAGGCAGTGAGCAAAGAGCTGCAAAGGGTCAATTCGGAAAATGACGGCCTGCGAAATAAGCTCGCCGATACTGAGGCGGCGCTTGGGCGGGCGAACGCAGAGTTGACGCGTTCTGTCGCTGAAAAGAACACGCTGCGGAATTACATAACTAAAATGGTGGATAGAGCCGCTTTTGAGTGTAGGCGCGCTGACTATGCGGAATCCCATCCGTGGAGGACCCTGTGGGCGTGGGCGAAGAGAAAACTCAAAATGGCATAAGAAGAGGCAGGGCTTGCGCCCTGCCTCTCTTTTTGCCGTGAGGGAGAACCTCTTTCTTTTCTTTTATATTTCTTTTCTTTCGGGAGAGGGTGCTATACGCAGGATGTATCTATGTTGTGTGTATGTAACTATACAGAGGAGAGCGTAGAAAGGAAAGAGAAAGTTTCCGCGCCCGTGGTGAGAAATAAAAGATGTCGTGTTACCGTCGGAAATAGGAAGCTCGGTTCCCCGAGCGGGGATAAGACTGCTGCGCGATAAGGCCGAGGACGGGGGGCTTGCAGCATAAAAAAGAAAGGCGGTGGCGGCATGGCGAAAACTGGGCATCCTCCCAAATATGCGACGGTCGAAGAAATGCAGGCCGTCATTGACCGATACTTCGAAGATTGTAAGGGCGAGCCGATCATAGGGGATGATGGGATGCCGATTCTCGACAAATTCGGGCAGCCGTTTATCATTCACCAGCGACCGCCGACGGTGACGGGGCTGGCGCTCGCGCTTGGATTTACAAGCCGACAAGCGTTGCTGAACTATCAGGCGAAGAAAGAGTTCGTTGACACGGTCACGCGCGCGAAGTCCCACATCGAGGCTTACGCAGAGGAACGCCTCTTCGACCGAGACGGTCAGCGTGGCGCGGAATTCAGCCTGAGATACAACTTCCGCTGGGTAAATGACGAGAAGAAGGACGACAGCGGGGAGAGCGTGTGCGGTGTGGCAGAGCTGCCCGCGGTAATGCCTGTTCCGCAGGACGCGGGAGGTGATGCGAATGGAGAAGCGTAGCGTGGTATGGAAGCCGCAGCCCAAGCAGGCACTCTTTATGAGCCGCTGGGAGGATGAGGCTCTATACGGCGGCGCAGCCGGTTAGGTGGGGGAAAATCCGATGCGTTGGTCATCGAGGCATTGCGGCAGGTGGATATCCCGTATTACAAGGCGATCATCCTGCGAAAGACCTTCCCGCAGCTTGCCGAGCTCATTGACAAGACGCTGAACTACTACCCGCGTATTTATCCGGGCGCACGCTACAACGGCAGCAGCCACACGTGGACATTCCCAAGCGGGGCAAAAATACTCTTCGGCTCGATGCAATACGCAAAGGACAAGATCAAGTATCAAGGCCAAGCGTATGACTTTATCGCATTCGACGAGCTGACCCACTTTACGTGGGAGGAATACAGCTACCTCTTTTCCCGCAACCGACCGAACGGGCCGGGGACGCGCGTATACATCCGCAGCACGGCGAACCCCGGCGGTGTGGGGCACGGATGGGTCAAGGAACGTTTCATCACGGCAGCGCCACCGATGAGGACCATCCGCGAGGATGCCGTCGTGCGCTTTCCGGATGGGCACGAAGAGCATCGGCAGAAGAGCCGCATCTTCGTGCCGAGCACGGTATTCGACAATAAGATACTGCTCAAGAACGACGATAGCTATTTGACGCGCCTTGCGTCGATGCCGGAGGCGGAGAAGAACGCACTGCTCTACGGTGACTGGGACACGTTCTCCGGGCAGGTGTTTACCGAGTGGCGCAATGACAGCGAACACTACCGCGACCGCATCCATACACACGTCATCGCGCCTTTTCAGGTGCCGAAGGAGTGGCCGATCTGGTGCGCAATGGACTGGGGCTATTCAAGGCCGTTCGCAATCGGCTGGTTTGCGGTCGACCATGATAGGCGGCTCTACCATATCAGGGAATATTACGGCTGCACGGGCACGCCGAACGAGGGCGTGAAGATGGAACCGACGGCGGTGGCCCGCGAGATGAAACGCATTGAGGCGGAAGACCCGAATCTCAAGGGGCGGCACATCTTCCGTGTGGGCGACCCCGCCATTTGGGGTACGCAGGGCACAGAGAGCATCGGCTCGCTCTTTGAGCGCGAGCGCGTATACTTCGAGAAGGGGGATAACGCCCGCATCGACGGCAAGATGCAGCTGCACAACCGATTCGCGTTCGATGAGAACGGCGTGCCGATGCTGTATATCTTCGATACGTGCAAAAATTTCATCCGCACGGTGCCAAACCTTGTTTACGACGAAAAGGACGTTGAGGACGTGAACACCGAGCAGGAGGATCATATCTACGACATGACACGCTATGTGTGCATGGAGAATCCAATTGCGGCGCGGGTAAATAAGCCGCCGAAGCCGGTCTTGTACGACCCGCTGGACATCAATACGCCGAGCTACGACAGATACGCGTGGTTCCAACACAACTGACAGGAGGGGAAGACATGGCAGGGACGAGAAAATTCCCGCAGACGCAGCAGCAGGCCGACGCGGCTGGCGCTGCTGCGATGTTGGATGCAAAGGCAGAAGCACCGCTTGTAGGCGCATTCCGCGACAGCGACGCGGCGATGAGCAGCGGCGCAGCCATCGGCAGCAAGGAGATCGGCGACGCCGTAGAAACGCTGCAAAAGTACAAGAAGTGCAAGAGCAACTTCGAGAATCGCATCATCAGCGAGGAACGCTGGTGGAAGCTGCGGCACTGGGAGGACATTCGCCGCGGGACGAAAGATGCAGGAGAATCGCCCGAACCTGCGAGTGCATGGCTGTTCAATTCGATCATGAATAAGCACGCCGACGCGATGGACAACTACCCCGAGCCCGTGTGTCTTCCGCGCGAGCAGAGCGACGAGGAAAGCGCGAAGACGCTCTCGTCCGTGCTGCCGGTCATCATGGAATACAACGAATTTGACAGCACATACAGCTTCGAGTGGTGGGAAAAGCTCAAACACGGTGTGGCGATCTACGGCGTGTTCTGGGACAAGGGAAAAGACAATGGGCTCGGAGACATCGCTATCGAGGGCATTGACCCGCTGAATATCTTCTGGGAGCCGGGTGTTGAGGACATCCAGAAGAGCCGCAACGTGTTTACGGTGGCGCTCGTCGACCGCGACATCATCGAGGACGAATACCCGCAGTTTGCGGATAAGCTCAGCGGCAGCAGCATTGAAACGGCGAAATACGAGTACGACGACACGGTGGACACGAGCAACAAGGTTGCCGTGATCGACTGGTATTACCGTAAGAAGACCGCAGACGGGCGAACGGTGCTGCACTACGCAAAGTTCATCGACGAGGAGCATATCATCTACGCCAGCGAAAATGACCCCGAATATGCGGATGGCGGCTTCTACGAAGATGGAGAATATCCGTTCGTGTTCGACGTGCTGTTTCCCGAAAAGGGCACACCTGCGGGATTTGGATATACGGCCATTGCAAAGGACCCGCAGCTCTACATCGACAAGCTGTGGGGCAACATCCTCGAAACTTCAATGATGGGCAGCAAGCGCCGGTATTTCGCGAGTGAAAGCCTGAACATCAATGAAGAGGAGTTCCTTGACTGGCGCAAACCGATCATCCACGTGTCCGGTCAGATCGACGAGAGCAGGCTCCGAGAGGTAACGACGCGCCCGCTCGATTCCATCTATGCGAATATCGTGCAGATGAAGATCGACGAGATGAAGGAAACGAGCTCAAACCGCGACGTGTCCAACGGCGGCACATCCAGCGGTGCAACGGCTGCGGCGGCTATTTCTGCATTGCAGGAAGCGGGCAACAAGGCGAGCCGCGATATGATTTCGGCGTGTTACCGCGCGCAGGCGAAGATCGTGAAACTGTGCATCGAGCGCATGCGGCAGTTCTACGACGCAGCGCGCACTTTCCGCATCACGAATGAAATGCCCTACGAGTATGCGCAGATCGGCGTGAATGAGCTTGGCGATCAGGTGACGGGTGTGGACAGCCTCGGCAATGACCTGTTCCGCAGACCGGTCTTTGACATCAAGATCAAGGCGCAGAAGAAGAACCCATTCTCCCGCGCAGAACAGAACGAGCGGGCGAAAGAGCTGTATTCGCTGGGATTCTTCTCCCCAGACAGGGCACAGGAAAGCATGATTGCGCTCGACATGATGGACTTCGAAGGAATCGACAAGATCAAGAGCCAGGTCAACGAGGGCGCGACGCTCTACAACGTCGTGCAGCAGCAGAGCGATCAGCTGCAAAAGGCGCTCGCGGTCATCCAGCAGCTTACGGGACAGGACATGGGCATCGGAATGTCGGGAGGCACGCAGAGCGGCGGCTCGACACGTAAGAGCGGCAACAGCGGCGGAATTGAGAGCAAGAACGCCGACGCGCAGAGCGCGCAGACACCGTACATGCAGAAGCTTGCCGAACAGTCTAAGCCGAACATGGACGCGGGCAGCAGCGCGGCAATGCCGGGGGTGTAAGCGCATGACGATGGTTCACATCGAGCACGAAATAGGCCGCTACATGATACTATGCGAGGGCCATTCGGCGGACGAGAAATGCTGCAACTACATCACTGGCGTGATGTACGCTTTCGGTGGCTATGTGAAGAACATGGAAGCCGATGGGGAGTGCGAGGTCTATGGCTTCGAGATAGACGAGGGTGCGCCGCGCTTCCTTATCCACTGCGGCGGCGATGAGCGCATCGAAGCGGCATTTCTTGCGGCCTGCATCGGGCTCAAGCAGCTTGAGGTCACGAGGCCGGACGCGATCTGCGCGTGCATAGAAGAAAATTAAAAATTTTTTCTCGCCCGTGGTGAGACGGAGGAAGCCGCATGTTACGCTTTAGGCGTGCGAGTGGCTTTCTCCTATTCATACGCCCGCGAGGGAGGGGCGGCGTTTTTCTTCATCTTTTCGCCGCTCTCCCCCTCCCATGCGGGCAACGGGAAGCGCTGCACGGCCTACACGGAGGGCAGAATATCCGCGATTTGACAAGCAGGAGGGATACCATGAACCTCAAAACCACGCTTCGCGTGATCCTGAGCCTCTTTGACGGCGGCGCTGCCGCTGCGGGAGCCGCTGCCGGTGCATCGGGCGGCGCTGATGGAGTCGCGAGCGCACAGGGCGAGACCACGAATGCAAGCTCTTCTCCCACCCGGAAGGGCAAAACGGGCGAATACGCCAACGTCGTGTTCGGCAAGCAGGAGACACCTGATGATACGGGGGCCTCTTCTGGCGAGCCGAAGGGCGAGGGCGCGAAGATGCAGCAGCGCGACGCCGGGGCTGCGGAAAAAGGCGGGGAAGACCTGAAAAAGGAGTTCCTTGACCTCGTAAACGGCAAGTACAAGGACGTGTACACTGCAGAGACGCAGCGCATCATCAACCGCAGATTTGGCGAAGAGAAAGCCAAAGACCAGAAAATCGCCGATTCGCAGCCTATTATCGACACACTGATGCGCCATTATGGCGTGTCGGACGGCGATATGAGTAAGCTGCGTGCGGCTTTTGAGGGCGATGCGGCGCTCAACAGCGTGCTCTACAACGCGGAAGCGGAGAGTATGGGCATGAGCGTGGAACAGTACCGCGAGTATGCGCGGATGCAGCAGGAAAACGAAGCGCTCAAACGCCAGGAAGAAGACAGACAGCGCCAGCAGAAAGCCGACGAGACGTATAACGACTGGATTCGTCAGGCGAGCGAGCTGGTCGGCACGGCGGACGCGCCGGGTGAGTACCCTGACTTCGACCTCAAGCGAGAAGTCGCGGAGAATCCGCGCTTCATTGCGATGCTGCGCGCTGGCGTTCCTGTAAAAGATGCTTACGAGGTATCCCATTTAGGCGACATTCAGGCTCGTAGCGCGGCGAAAGCTGCGGCAGAGATGGAAAAGCGCGTGATGGACAACGTCCGCGCGAAAGGAATGCGCCCAAACGAGAATGGAACCACTTCCCAGCCGGGGGTCATTGTCAAGAGTGACCCGAGCAAATTCACGAAGGCCGACCGCGCAGAGATCGCAAGGCGCGTTCGGCGCGGCGAGCGCATCGTATTCTGATGCCCGCCTAATTTACCGACTGTAAGAAGGGAGACAAAACTCTATGAAGAAGTTCAAAGACATTTTCATTCTGCCCGTTATTCTGAGCCTGTTTGAGGGCCAGACGAACGTGACGACCGATACCGGTCTCTCGGGCGAGATGAAAACCTACTACTGCGACACCCTGATCGACAACGCCGAACCCGAGCTGGTGCATGATCGCTTCGCGCAGAAGCGCAACATCCCCAAGGGCAAGGGCAAGGAGATCGAGTTCCGCAAGTATGATCCGCTGCCCAAGGCATTGACGCCCATCACCGAAGGCGTGACCCCCAAGGGCCGTAAGCTGTCCATGACCACGCTGACCGCGCAGGTCGACCAGTACGGCGATTTCGTCGAGATTTCCGATATCCTCGACCTGACCGCCATCGACAACAACCTGCAGGAAGCGACGGTGCTGCTCGGCTCTCAGGCGGGCCGCACGCTCGACACCATCACCCGCGAGGTCATCAACGGCGGTTCCAACGTCCAGTATGGCGAAGGTCAGGTGACGGGCCGCCATCTGCTCGTTGGCGGCGAGGCCACGGGCAACCACTATTTTACGGTGCGCGCCGTCCGCAAGGCGGTTCGCTTCCTGAAAACCATGAACGCCCCGCGCTATGAGGGCTCCTACTGGGCCATCATTCACCCTGACTGCTCCTACGACATTCAGGATGACCCTGACTGGAAGCGCCCGCACGAGTACAAGGACACCAGCAACATCTACGACGACGAGATCGGCAAGATCGCTGGCGTCCGCTTCATCGAGACGACCGAAGCGAAGGTGTTCCACGCGGACGACCTGACCGAGGGCGCACGCGACCTGACCGTCAAGAGCGCATCCGGCAAGGTCCTGACCGTAAACGAGACCATCACCACTGCTGACGCCGCAAAGCTGGCTGGCCGTGAAGTCGTCATCGGCGGTGCGCTCCTTGAGATCGAGAGCGCCTCGGCTGCGGCTGCTGGCAGCGCGACGATTACGCTGAAAGAAGCGCCTGCTGCCACCCCGACGGCGTCGACCGTCATCTATCCGGGCGAAGCCGGTGCGAAGGGCCGCAACGTCTACTCCACCCTCATCATGGGCGCGGAGGCTTACGGCACGACTGAGCTGACCGGCGGTGGTCTTGAGCACATCGTCAAGCCGCTCGGCTCTGCCGGTACGGCTGACCCGCTGAACCAGCGTGCAACCGTCGGCTGGAAAGCAACCAAGGTCGCCGAACGTCTGGTTGAGGCGTATATGATTCGCGTGGAAACGACTTCCACGTTCGATGAGACCCCGCTGACCTAACCACCAAAGGGGCGGCTGTGAACGCCGCCCCCGACACTGAAACGGAGGAAAGACCGATGAGCGAAGCAAAGAACGCCGTTGCGGCTGTGAACGCCGACCGCGCAGGCGAGGAGTACGTCAGCGTCCGCCTGTTCAAGGACAGCGGCAAGTACAAGGATGACCTGCTGGTGTGCGTGAACGGCGAAAGCTGCCTGATCCAGCGCGGCGTGACCGTGCAAGTCAAGAGAAAGTTCCTGTGGGCCATCCAGAACCAGATGAGACAGGACGCCTCGACCGCGAACCTCATCCAGACGATGAGCAGCGACTACGTTGAGAGCGCGAAGACCCACAACGCATAAGTGAATACGACCGCGAGACACGAAAAATGAGTTGCGACACGGCGCAGCAAGGGACGAAAAAAGTCGCTCTTGCTGCGCCGTTTTCCATAAGAGAGGTGACAACATGGTTATTGAAAATGCTTACGCGCTCGAAGAGATCAAGCTCGGGCGCAGGGGCGAGAATCAGGCGCGCAAGGTCGTCTTTGACGTGCTGGGAAAGTGGCGCGAGGGCTATGGCGAGGGCGTGGCGAGCCTGATCGTGCAGCGAAACGGCGATGCGCAGCCGTATCCCGTGGCGGTGACGGAAGAGGACGGCACGCTCGTGTGGATGGTATCGAGCGTTGATACGGCGGTTGCTGGTGAGGGCGCGGCAGAGCTGCGCTATACCGTTGGCGATACCATTGTGAAGAGCCAGATATATAAAACACGCGTGCGCGAAACGCTGGAAGACAGCGGCGAGACACCGCCTCCGGCCTATCAAAGCTGGGTCGATGAGGTTTTGCAGGCGGCGGCGGATGCGGAGACGGCGGTTTCCAAGATGCCATACGTCGACGAGACCACGGGCAACTGGTTCAAGTGGGATGCGGCGGCGGGCGCTTTTGCCGACACGGGCGTTGCCGCGACCGGACCACAGGGTGAAGTAGGCCCCAAGGGAGATACCGGCGAGCAGGGTCCCAAGGGCGAGACTGGGGCAACCGGCCCCAAGGGCGACACGGGCGCAACCGGCGCACAGGGCCCAAAAGGCGAGACCGGCGCAACCGGTCCGACGGGTCCGCAGGGTCCAAAAGGTGAAACCGGCGCGCGCGGCCCGCAGGGGGAGCAGGGCATTCAAGGCGAGACCGGCCCCGCTGGCCCGCAGGGTGCAAAGGGAGACAAAGGCGATGCCTTTACCTATTCCGACTTCACAGCGGCACAGCTCGCCGCGCTGAAAGGCGACAAGGGCGATACCGGCCCCCGAGGAGAGAAAGGTGAGACCGGCCCGACCGGCCCGACCGGCCCCGAGGGGCCGCGCGGCCCGCAGGGCGAGCAGGGCCCGCAGGGGCAGACCGGCCCGCAAGGCGAGCAGGGCCCCGCTGGCCCCAAGGGGGAGACCGGCAGCGGCTTCAAGGTGCTGGGCTACTACGGCACAAAGACTGCGCTGGACGCCGCGCAGAAAGCGACCGCAGCGGCGGGCGATGCCTACGGCGTGGGCACGGCAGAGCCCTACGACATCTACATTTTCGATGGTATTGCCGGCGAGTTCGTCAACAACGGCCCCTTGCAGGGCGCGAAAGGTGACACGGGGCCCGAGGGTCCGCAGGGCCCGAAAGGCGATACCGGCGAGACTGGCCCGCAAGGCCCTGCCGGGGCGGATGGAGCCCCGGGCAAGGATGGAGCGAAAGGAGCGGACGGTGCCGCCGGTAAGGACGGGACAAACGGACGCGACGGCGTGACGTTCACGCCGAGCATGAGCGACGACGGCGACCTGTCGTGGACGAACGACGGCGGCAAGGCGAATCCGCAGACCGTGAACCTCAAGGGACCGAAGGGTGACACGGGCGCACGGGGGCCTGCCGGTGCTGACGGCGCGAAGGGAGATACCGGTCCAGAGGGTCCAAGGGGTCCGCAGGGTGAACAGGGCCCGCAGGGAAAGACCGGTCCGCAAGGTGAAACCGGCCCGCAAGGCCTGACGGGCCCGCAGGGCCCCGCCGGCCCCGTCAATGTCCCCTCCACCACCTCCCTCATCAAGGGCAACGGCTCGGGCGGGCTGGCGGCGGCGACGGCGGGGACGGACTACATGGCAGTTCCCACCGCGCGTAAGGTGACGCTCACCACGGCGGGATGGAACAGCTCGACCAATCAGCAGACGGTGTCGGTCAGCGGCGTTCTAGCAGATAGGACAAAGCAGGCTATCCACCTGACACCGATCGATACGAGCCTTGAGAGCGTGTGGAATACTTGCGGCATTCAGGCCATCGCGCAGGCGGCAAATTCGCTGACTTTCCAGTGCACGAAAATTCCGACAGCGGCAGTTGAGATGGACGTTGTGATTTATCCTGTCAAGTACGTTTCATGAGGTGAGTAAAATGATTTTTAACGATAGAAGGACGCAAAAGAAGAAAACGAGCCTGACAAGGAGGACGCTATGATTTTTAACGCGACAACTCCCGCTAAAAATGCGGGAGGGGGGTATAAAGAGGTAGAACTTTACATATCCCCCGGTGCTAATGATATTCAAGCGTGGTATTTAGATGAGAACGGTGAATATCAACACTATATGACAGATGGGAGCCAGGTTGGAGAATATCACTATCTTAAAGTTGCCAGTCCATCAGTGTTTAGTATCCGAATTCAAAACGCTGAGTTTCAGAATGATCCTGCTTATTACGTAAAAAGGGGAGAATTATGCACCTCCCTTCGTAGCGTATCAGGAAAGACAACTACAATCTTAGCAACTTACCATATTTAACATCACGAAAGCATGGCGTGCTGCTCATCAACAACGCATCCTCCCCGTTCAGTATCCGCCCCTGCATCATCCTCCCCTCGGGCGCGCTCGTAGACGACAGCGGTAACGTGAGCGTTCCTGACCTCACCGCGCACAAAACCCTTGTCAACGGCACGGTCTACGAAGTGAAGGGCGGCAAGTGCATGGTGGGCGGCACGGTGTATAACATCCTCAAGGGCCGGACGCTCATCGGCGGGACAGGGTATGACATCACGTTTGCACCGTCCTACGACCCCGTGTTTGCCAACAACACATGGGAGCAAATCATCGAGGCGTGCCACAACAATGAAGTGCCGGAAACGTGGAAGGTGGCAGACCATAAACCAATGACCATTGGCGGCTCGAACTATCTAATCGACATCATCGGTAAGAACCACGACGACTATTCAGACGGCTCGGGCAAGGCTCCGCTGACGTTCCAACTGCATGACTGCTATAAACTAAAAAAGGCAATGCACAATACTACTACCAACTCAAAAGGCTGGTCCAGGTGTGACATGCGGGAAACAGACCTACCTATCATTTTGAAACAGATGCCAACGGAGGTACAGAGCGGCATCCGAGAAGTGAACAAGCTAACCTCGGAAAACTATACCATCGTTACCACGGCAGATAAGCTATTCTTACTGAGTGAGATTGAGATTTTTGGTAGCGATGAGAATTCCGGCAAAGGCGAGGGCACGCAGTACGACTACTACAAAGTTGGCAACAGAAGGGTGAAGAATTACATCGATGGTAGCACGATCGAGTGGTGGGAGCGTTCTCCGTATAACGGTAATAAAAGATTTTACTGTTGTGTTAATTATAAAGGCGCATCCATATCCAGGAGCGCAAATGCTGTTTCTGGCGTGCCCTTTGCTTTCTGCTTTTAATTTATAAGGAGGATTTCTACATGGCAACATACATCAAAGTCAACAATACCGAATACCCCGCAGAGATCAACGGCAACCCCAAAGACCGCTCATGGGGCGAGCGCGACACCAAAATCATCACACTCACGATGACCACCACCGAGGTCGCGACGCTGCTGCCCGACAACACGCCGTGGAGCATCGTGCTGCGCGAGACAGTGGACAAGCTCGACAACGACGGCAATCCCACGGGCGAGACCGAGGAAGCCGTCAACGAGTGGGACAACAGCGAGTACAGCCTTGCGGGCGACATCACTGACCACCGCGACGGCACCGTATCTATCAAGATGGGCAAGCCTACGGAGACCGAGAGTGCCAAAGCGACTGTCACTGCTCTTGCGGGTGAACCGGTCACATATGCCCGCGCGGTAAAGCTGCGCCCCATTATCGAGCAGGCGGCGGTCAGCCTGAGCGACGGCGAGGCGGCGACTGTGCCCGAGCTCATCACGGCATGGGCGTATCCTGTTGCTTACGCGGAGGGCGACCGCAGGAGCTACGGCGGCAAGGTGTACAAGTGCCGGCAGGCGCACACCTCGCAGGAGGGCTGGAAGCCGGACAAGACGCCGAACCTCTGGGCGGTCATCGACGCCGAGCACGCGGGCACGCAGGCAGACCCAATTCCGGCTGCTCGTGGTATGGAGTATACCTATGGTCTTTATTACAAAGACCCCGAGGACACTAAGCTGTACCTCTGCGAGCGTATTGGCGAGGCCGCTGGCGGGAAGATCGTCTTGCAGTATCTGCCGCACGAGTTGGCGGGACAGTATTTCACGGAGGGCTAATGTATGAAAATGCTGAAAGCTATCCGTGACGCGGACGCGCTGCGGCCTAATAAATTGAGCACGCCACGCAAGGCGGAAATCCTCATGGTGCTTGAGCACCGAATCGCCGAGATGATGGGGGCGGAAGCCCCCACCCTCAAGGTGAGCGTGGAGGATGACACCGCGAGCGTCGAGGACATGGAATTGCTTCTGCCGGACGGGCACAACGAGTGTTACCACCTGTATCTGGCAGCGCAGCTCGACGCCTACAATCA